TTTGTGACCTTGCCATACTGATCCAGTAACACTTTCCAGTTCACTGCTGGACCGAATGTTTCAAATGGATCATAGTTGTTGGGCTCGTTCGCTCCTGTCTGGAATCCATCTCCACCTGACTTGACATTGGTACCTGTTGATCCAAGCAATCTCAATTGGTTACCGGTAACCAACAATCCAAAGTTGTTTGGCGTGATGTAACTTCTTGTTGTAAGTTCCCCGTCTATCAATCCTTTGGCTATACCGCCATCGTCGTCGTATATACTCATTATGATCTTTTGTACGACACCAAGTTTCTTGACTTTAACCGGTGGTGATAACCATATTGGCATCGAGAATGTCAATGTAGCAACATCTATCTCTGAATCTGCACCAACAGGAATAGTCCTCGAACTGAAAGTAGTGCCCGTCAATTCAACGTAACTCAAACTGGTCCAGTCGATGTAATTGTCCGTTTTCTGTATCTCGAAGTCTGGGTTGAACAGATACAATATCTGTTCCATGATCTGTAGTTTTTGATCCGTGTTTGTTGTCCAGATATCGGCTGACACTTCCAACCTGAACGGAGATGGCATCACTTTCTCAACGGTGTATCCTGCACCCATCTCATTGGTGTAGTTGCCGTCTGCGTCTATGCCCCTTTCTCTCAAATGCTGTTTCTCTATGTGATAAGGATTCTGCATCCTTTCCCTGTCGTAGTTCAATTCTCTGACATAAGCGGCAATCCTCGGTGCATACTGTAGTGCGTTCTCTGAATTGTTCCTGATTATGTTCGCAACCTGCCTCGTTGGATCTCCATACACCACCGGCACTGCCCTTAATTGCACGGAACCATCACTGCCTTTACCCGTCTCCACGGAGAAGTTACTCAAGATCCTAATGAATTGAGTGAGAAACTTCCTAACCTGTCCTTCGTAAAAGTGTAACATCCTTAATTGTCAGCCTTTGGTTTCAGTGCATCTGTCAATGACTGTCTCTGTTTGACCGTTAATCCGTTTATTGTAGATTCTGTCGCATTGTTAACGAAACTTGTTTTGTAGTTTCCTCTAGAATCATTGTTCGTTGTAGTTATTCTCACACTGTCCTCTATTTTAACCCATCTGACTCCGTCATACCTGAACAATCTGTTGGGTAAGAAATCTGTCCTCAAGAAGTAATCTCCTTGGTCGACACCGGACGTTGGGAATGTGATACCAAATCCTGCAGGATTTCCGTTGGGTGCCACACCGTCTCCATCCAAGTAGAATCCGTAGTGTGAACTTGCTGGTGTGTCTATGGTGGCATTGACTGTGTTATCACTGCTGGCTCTCTGTGCTTCTGTGTTCACATTTTCTGTCCTAATATTACCTCTTTCATCGATTGGTGCAACATAGTATTGCTTGTAATTGAATCCTGCCTTAGGAGCATCCTGCTCTGCCTGTGCAACGATCTGATCGTTGATGGTTTTCTCCCTGTTGTATGTGCTCATGTAACTGGCAACTGATCCTGTTGTGGTTGCGTCACCTATGATGTCTTTGAATTCTTGTGAATCTACTAGAGTTTTCATTTTCAATCTCAACAGATGTGGCCACCATGTTTGACTGAATCCTTCCGCGGCCCTGTTTACATCTTCTACCACGTAGTATCTTTTCAGTGCAATCGGCACGCTCTCGTCTAGAGAATAATCTTCTTTCATGTGTGGGAACTCAATCACATCACCACTCATTGGTTTCCTGCCAATCCTTTCAACGATATCGTTCAAATGCACTGTAAGGAATAGTGTGTCATTCTGTAGGAACATACCAAACTGTGATAGGTTGAAATCTGCATCTTGTACATTGTATATTCCTCGCACAGTGTAGACATCGCTTGAATATTTCCTGTCTCTGTTTTCTAAAAACAGCAAATCTTGTATGGTTGTTTCGTTCAGGTCACTTCCTGTCACCCTGGGTTGGCTAGGTGATGCAGGGCCATCCTTGTTGGTGTCACCCTGGTCGTATGGACCTAGATATTTGTGTAGGTGTAGGTCCGTGCCGCCTACCTGAAACATCTCCTTGATGTTGCGGTCGAAGAACTTGTAGTCGTTGCCCTTTTCAGGTTTAAAAATGGATAATCTTGGCATATCATACATATTTATTGCATAGGCAATGACTATAAATATGAGTATGTCAGAACTACAAACAGGACAACAGGAAATTTTTGATTACGTCAAGAACAATCTCGGTGACGGGATGATTGACGTTGAATTAGACCCAAAACACTATCAAACGGCACTGGAAAGAGCCGTGAACAAATTCAGACAGCGATCTTCAAACGCAGTTGAGGAATCATATGCTTTCCTTGAGTTGAAGAAAAATCAGAACACCTACATACTGCCAGATGAGATCATCAATGTGAGGAATCTTAACAGGAGGACTGTGGGATCAAGGACTGAAGGTGGAGAAGGTGGTACATTGTTCGAACCATTCAACCTGGCGTACACTAACACATATCTTCTGAGAGCAGGTGCAACAGGCGGTCTGGCAACCTACTACGCTTTCGCATCATACCAAGAACTTGTTGGCAAGATGTTTGGAAGTTTCATACAGTTCCATTTTGACGTTGCGACTAAAAAATTGACAATCACCCAAAGACCTAGGGCAGACGATGAGACGGTGCTGATGCACACGGACAACTACAGACCAGACATCACACTGTTCAAGGACATCTATTCAAAGCCGTGGATCAGAGATTACACACTTGCTGTGTCTAAGATCATGCTAGGTGAGGCCAGAGGCAAATTCAACACTATAGCAGGACCGCAGGGTGGCACAACACTAAACGGTGATGCATTGAAGAACGAAGGCCAGGCAGAAATTGAAAGATTAGAAGCGGACATTGGAAATTTCCAAGAAGGTGGAACACCGCACAGTTTTGTTATTGGTTAATTGACCAAGATCTCCATTTAAATACCCTGCAATGAAAAATTCCAAATACAAAAAATACTCTGACCTCTCGCTGGATGAACTGGAAAAGTTGGTAGAGGAGTTGGAAATCATGAGCATAAAAGCTCTTAAAGAACGGAAGAAGACATTGAGAACATCTATACTGCGATCCGTGAGAAAAGCAATCAAAGAGATTGAAAAACGTCTAAAAAAATAGTATAATAATACTATGCTGATAGGTGTAGTAGGTTTGATAGGTTCTGGAAAAGGCACTGTGTCTGATAGACTGGTGGAAAAACACTGCTATCAAAAAGACAGTTTTGCAAAAAGTCTCAAGGATGCCGTGGCATCAATGTTCAATTGGGATAGGTCCTTATTAGAAGGAGACACAGAATCAAGCAGGCAGTGGAGAGAACAACCAGACGCTTTCTGGAGTGAGAAATTTGGCAGGCCCACAACGCCAAGATGGGTGTTGCAGTACTTTGGAACGGAAGTCATGCGTGGCCAGATGTACGACGGCATCTGGGTGGACAGTTGCATTGGCAGATACAAGGGCCAAGACACAGTGATAGCAGACACAAGATTCCCCAATGAAGTCAAACAGATCAGGGCACACGGTGGCAAGATCATACTGGTCAAAAGGGGTCAGGATCCCGACTGGTTTGTCAATTACACCGAGGGGAACATAGAACCCAAGGGCATACATAGTTCAGAATATGCCTGGGCAAAGGAAGAGTTTGATTTCGTCATAGAGAACAATGGAACAAAAGAAGAACTATACACCAAGATAGACGCTCTAATCGTCAGCAACAAGATCTCCAACACGCCATCCAAGCCTACGGGTGCTACCCAATCTTTGGCAATTGGCACAAATAGTTTTTAGATTAGTAGCCGCAGTATTCCGTAAATTTCCATCCACAAATAGCACATCAAGTTGTGCCTTATCCTGAGCTTTAAATCCACACAATTCACATTTTTTGTGTTTCTTGTAACCTGATCGTTGCAAAGCAGTGATGCCTCCAACCTTTTTGCCAACAGACTTCCTTATGCAGGAATCACACTGACTCCTCCAATATACCTTGTTATTCCGCTTGTAGGCATAAGCCCTAGGTTTAGCCTTACAGGTATTGCATAAAGGTCTGTTCATGTACCGCATACACTTATTTACGTCACCTATATAGGCACCAGGAAAATGGTAAATTCTGTCGTAAAAACCATACGATTGAATAAATAACTCTAGTATACGTAAACACTTGCAAGGAGAATACGAAAAATGGCATTAACATCACCAGGAGTAGAAGTTTCAGTAATAAATGAAAGTTTCTACGTACCATCAGATGCGGGTACAACACCACTATTCATAGTAGCATCATCACAGGACAAGACAAATGGTGCAGGAGACGGCACAGCGGCAGGAACACAAACTTCTAATGCCAACACTGCATACTTGATCTCGTCACAGAGAGAATTGACAGAGACTTTTGGAGATCCAAAATTCTACAAAGACACTTCAGGAAATTCATTACATGGTTATGAATTAAACGAATGGGGTCTACAAGCGGCTTACAGTTTCTTAGGAGTTGCTAACAGAGCCTACGTACTAAGAGCAAATGTAGACACAGCGGAATTAGTTGGAAGTGCCTCGGCACCGACAGCGGCACCGACAGATGGCACATACTGGTTTGACCTTGCATCAAGCAGTTACGGTTTATTTGAGTGGTCTGCTACGAATCAATCATTCACAACAATTACTCCAACACTTATCACTTCAACAAGTGACCTAGTTGGTGGTGTTTCAACTGGTGCACCAAAAACTTCAATTGGTGTAATTGGTGACTACGCAATCAACACGACACACGTTACCAACAAGATCTATAAAAAAACAGCAAGTAACACTTGGGTACAGGTTGGATCAGAAGCATGGTCAACATCTCTACCAGTAGTGTCAGTCGCTCCCGGAACCACAGTAACTAGTGGACACACAATGATCATGAATGGTGTGACAATCACAACAAGTGGTACAACACTTTCAAACGTTGCGGCAGTGATCGGATCAAACGTGACTAACGTAACAGCAAGTGTGAACAGCACAACAGGTAACCTAGAAATATTCCACAACGGTAAAGCACTGGGTGACTCAACAGGTGGTGCGGGCACTATCAGATTCGAAGAAGGAAATGGAACACTATTATCAGACCTTGGAATAACAGCAGGTGTTAACAATGGTCCTAAATTCCTACAAGACAAACACACTAACAGACCTACTTGGAAGACAGCAGACGAGAACAGACCCAACGGTTCAGTTTGG